CTGGAATCCCCCCAACTGCAAAAGCAAACGGTAAAATCTAAAGTTTCTATATTATGGTATTTTGATAAATACTCTATAACTTTGGGAAACCAGCATGAGATTTAATCAAATAGTAGAAACAACAACAGCAGGATCAGTTGCAACCGTAGCACAGCCTATGATGACTCAAACCCGCGAAAATATCAATGTTCCTGGATTAAAGCCTGTACAGCAATTAATGAAGGGCAAATCTAAAAAGAAGGGTCCTTACGCTAATAGCATTAATGAAGGTAAAGTCAAACAACTTACGATAGATTTAACAGAGTTAACTGACGAAGAATTCAAAAAGAAATATAGCAAGACTAAGGTGGAAATCAGATCCGATATGAAGAAAGTTAATGAAGATGATCTAGCAGAACAAGACTTAATCGTTATCCCAGGACAAGGTAGATTAAGAAGAACCGGATTTGTTAAACAAGACTTAGATCAAGGTGAACATGAAGGACACACATTAAAGAACAGTTTACACACTATAGCCCGTGCTGCTAGTGATTTAGATAAGAGATTATCTGTCCAATCTGAATTCCCAGAATGGGTATCAGAGAAGATAGGCGCCGCAAAAGGCATGATGGTTACTGTAATGGATTATCTAATCAGCAGTCAAGAGATGCAACAGGAGCCAGATGCTATGGCAGAAGGCAGAGGCTTTAGTGGCATAGGCGGTGCAAGAGACCGTGAAGATGATGAGCATCATCATTTAGATCCAAGTGACTGGTTCGTATTCAAAGATGGAAAAATGTACAAAGTTTCCGTATACCCAAATCAGCATGATTCAGCAAGATCACATGGATATAGTCCTTCTAGAGAAGAAGCTAAAGCCAAAGCTGCTAGCGGTAGTCAAGATGTGGCGGAAGGCAAAATTGACTTTGCTAAAAAACTACAAAAGAATGTAGATAAACACAATAAAGCTGTAGTTAAAACAAAACAAGATATAGGCAGCAGAGTTGCTGATATTGGTGCCGGTGGCAAAGAATATAATGTAAAGACTGATGCTGCTTGGGATGCTGCTAAGAAAAAAGTAGCAGAGGGTTCAGTACCAAAAGAAAAACAAAAGACTCCATATAGAGATATTAATAGTCCAGAATATAAAGCAGCCGCAGACAAACAAAAAGAAAAAATGACTAAAGATAAAGAAGCAGAGCCTGGTAAAAAATTAGCAGACAAGATAGATAACAAGAAGAAATAATATGAAACCATCAGATTTTTTAACAGAATTATCTACTGAAAAGTTAGCAAAATACAAAACTGCTGCCGCCGCCGATGCTAGTAAAGCTGACAAAGAAGGCGACTTTAAACGCGGCGATAAACGTTTTAGTGGCATAGTAAAAGCAACTAAAAAGCAATTTGCTAACGATACTAAGCAAGGTGTGGCGGAAGGCTCACAAGGCACCAGTGTTAAAGCATGGGCAGCACAAGTTCGCAATGAACATGGCAGTGATGTCAAGTTCACTAATGACAAACATGGTGGCGGCACGGTCAACCGAGCAATTGCTAGAAATAGTCAAGGTGAAATAGTTGGAGTATACAATCGCAACACCGGTGATGCTACTGTATTTGAACCAAAGCAAGGTGTGGCGGAAGTTGCAGGAGATGTTAATAGCAAAAAGCGTTACCACTTCTTATATCCGCACGTACCATTGGATATGCACACAGATCACGAATATAACGATTTATCAGACAGAGATTTACAAGCAGTTAAAAGCCACCAACGTGAACTTGCATATAAGCTAGGGAAACCTGGTGCAAAAGAGCAAGGTGATATTGCTTCCCATATTCAAATTAACAGGGCTCGTTCACAATACGATCAAGAACAAGCTCATAGACGCAAGGTCCTTGATGCTGAAAAAATTAAAAGACAAGCAAGAGATGCTAAACGTAAACAGCAAAGTCAGCAAGGTGTGGCGGAAGGCTGGAAAGATGTTGTTGCAGGAGGCGCAATGACCTTGGGTGCATTGGGAGCCAACGCACATACTATGCCTAATATAAATGCTCAACAAGTAGAGTTAGCGAACAAATACTATAATGTATTAGTTCAAAGAGCAAAAGAAGATGGCACACAATTAGATACTAGAACTTTAAATTTATTAAAAGCAAAGGCACAGGATGCTGCCGCAAAAAAAACTCAACAATCAACACATCAACAAGGTTTTCCTAGTCTAGGTAGTGAGCGTAGAGTCGCTAAGGATGCAGGACAGTTTGAATCGCAAGGTGTGGCGGAAGAAAAATGTCCACATTGCAGTGGTCCTATGTTCAGCGAATTGATGATTAATGAAAAGAAAGATGCTTGCTACTATAAAGTAAAGAGCCGTTACAAAGTATGGCCAAGTGCTTATGCTAGTGGTGCATTAGTTAAGTGTCGTAATAAAGGTGCAAGTAATTGGGGTAACAGTAGTAAGAATGAAAGTTCTATACTAGAAGGTATTGAACAGGCAGACGAAAGTTTACATGACTGGTTTAATAAAGAAAAATGGGTTCGCATGGATACTAAAGGGAAGATTAAAGGTCCATGTGCTAGAGAACCCGGAGAAGGTAAACCAAAATGTTTGCCTCAAAGTAAAGCTCACAGTTTAGGTAAAAAAGGTCGTGCAAGTGCCGCAGCAAGAAAGCGTAGAGAAGATCCTAACCCTGATCGTAGTGGTAAAGCTATCAACGTCAACACTAAAAAGAAAGATTAATATGTTAGTAGAAAACTTAAAAGTGTTATTAGGTAGTACCTTTGTACTATACACTAAAACACACGGATTTCACTGGAACATTGAAGGAAGCAATTTTCCACAATATCATAAATTTTTAAATAAAATGTATGATGAAATCTATGGAACTATTGATACTATTGCCGAATACATAAGAACACTAGGTAGTTATTCTCCGGGCAGTTTAGGTAGAATGCTAGAATTGAGCCTCATTGAGGAACAATATAAAATTCCTCGTGCTGAATTGATGCTTGAAGAACTACTAGTTGATTGTGAAAAAATGATTAAGTTAGTAACTGAATTATTTGATATTGCGACACAAGAAAAAGCACAGGGTATTGCTAATTACCTAGCTGAATTACAGGACTTGTATTCCAAGAAGGCATGGATGATTCGTGCTACGCTTAAAAAAGCTCGTGAGTAATGAGAGCAAAAGAATTCATCACTGAAACTGAACCTATTAAAATAGGAAATAACAATGCTGCTAAAGCATGGATTGAACGAGTCTATCAAAAGTATCCAACTACCATGCAAAACAATCATGTTATGATATGGGGCAAAGGAGATGATCAACAGTTTGCTATGTTTGAATTAACACCTAGCTTTAGTAAACGAGGTGCAGTTGAAGTCAAATGGTTTCAAGCGTATCCATTACGTCAAGGTGTGGGTAGCCGTGCAATGCAAGAACTTCAAGCAATGGCTCGCGAAGATGGCATTGCTCTTACTTTGTTCCCGTGGGACAAGGGACAAGTAAGTCAAAGTAAATTAACTAAGTTCTATAAAGGTCAAGGATTTAAGCCGATTCAAAAGGGAGGCAAGAGTTTGTACTGGGGGTCTGACGTAAATGAAGCAGAATTAGATCCAAGAGGATGGGGAGAAACTCCTCAAGGAACTGATATAGATTACTTTGGTCTCAAAGTAAAGATGCGTCCGAGTACATTCTTAAAACTATCACATCCATTGGGAGCAAGTGATAGAAATGCTGATGTTGAAAAGCATATGCAAGGTGGGGGAAAGATTGCTTATCCGTTCTTAGAGATTAAAGATCCAGTTGAATGGGAAGATGGAGATTTTAGCCAACTAGGTAAAGTGAGTAATCACGAAGGTCGCAATAGAATGACACACTGGATTAAAATGAAAGGTGATGAGCCTATTCAAGTTAATGTGTTCTTGCGTGGTGCAAATCGTAGAAGATTTGTCACCAATGATATGATTCAAGCAATGAGTCAAGGATTAATTAGTCAGACTGGTCAATTAGTTAAAAACCCATTTGATGCAAGCACTGCATTAGAAGAAACAAGAGTACAGGGCGATAGATGGACTGGTGATGAACCATATAGACAACTAGTTGAATTAGATTTAGTAAAAGGTTAGAAAGATATAATGGGATTGGATGACAAACATGAAAAAAATAATATTATTAATAGCATTATCAATACTATCTAGTGTTGTATTAGCACAAAAACAAAAAGAAGGTGTAACATATGATGCCGTGATAACTAGGGTTATTGATGGTGATACTGTGGCATTTCAAGCTCTGTTCTTACCTGCCCCATTGAAGAAAGAATTAAGTATTCGTGTGTTTGGCGTTGATACTCCGGAAAAAGGGTTTAGGGCAAAATGTCCTAGTGAGGATCAAAAAGGTCAAGCAGCAACTGCTTTTACTAAGCATGCCATTGAAGTAGCAACTAAACGACAAGTTGTTCTTATGGATTGGGACAAGTATGGTGGGCGTGTGTTAGGCGATGTAATATTAAATGGACAAAGCCTTAGACAAATGTTAATTAGCCAAGGTTTTGCCCGAGAATATTACGGTGAAGCTAAAACTAGTTGGTGTAATTAAGTTTAATATTAACAATAATATATCATACTAAATATCAGTATGAACATTACAAAATTAGGTAAACTAGTAGGCGATTGGAGTAATATCAATGATAAATTGCTCCAACAAATAAGCAATCTATTCAAACTTAGAGATTGCAATATTAATTTAGATATACAAAAGACAAATAAAGTAAGCACTTTCACTAAAGACAATTTAGAACATTATCATTTGGATAATCCCTTTACTATTAAAAGAATCTGCATTCATTTAACAGATTGGGAGCCGGGGCATTTCTATTGCTTTGATAATGATATACATACTGAATGGAAAGCAGGAGATGTATATAGTGTTGATTGGCACAAAACTTCTTATGCTAGTGCAAATGCAGGTGCTTCCGATAGAATCATACTACAACTAACTGGAATAGTATCAGAAGAATCTAATGAATTCTTAGCACGATTAAAAAGATTTGACAAATACACACTAGAACTTAAAGAAAGTTCTTGGTAAAGAACACCCTTAGGGCCGTGTGGCCGGCTGCTGGCCAACGAATAGGAATCGCTACCCATTTAGTTCGTTAAAGTGAGCACTTTTGATAAATATATAATGCTCACAGAACACATCATTATTGAATCCGCTGCATTAGAATTAGCAAAACGGTTGCCTTCACTACAAAAGCACGATTATACTACTATTGACAAATTAATGCGTCAAGTAGCAAATAGACATAGCATTACTGGCAAAGCATTGCATGACTTGTTTGTTCACAAATTCAAACGAACACCGGATGAATGGGTTAAGAATAAACTAGATGAAGCAAATGATGAGCCAAACTTCTTGGAAGATAATCCAATAATGCAGAAATTCATTCAATTTGCAGCACAAAACCTTAATCTACAATCAATACCCGAAATTGAATTCAGTTACGATACTGAAGAAGCACAAGAAGGTCATCATACCGGTCGTCATTCAGAAAGTGACAAAAGCGTTTGGGTATACGTTGCTAATCGTAATATGGTTGATATCATGCGTACCGTGTACCATGAACTTACCCATGTGCGTCAGGGTGAATTGAACATGATTAAACCGGGAGATAGTTATCCTGGTAGCCCAATTGAAATGCTAGCTGATATGAGTGCCGGAAAATATATGAAAGTATTCGGCAAAGATCACCCGGAAATCTTTCAATAAAACGTATTCTATGCTATAATGCATAGATGCTAAAACTTCTCTTTCCATTGCCAAACAAAATCGTGGTTGCACTTAGCGGCGGAGTTGATTCGGTTGCTATTACAGATTTCCTTTCTCAGAAACACAGTGTTACTTGTGCGTTTTTCCATCATGGAACCGAGAATAGTGAACGTGCATTTGAATTCGTTGATAAATTCTCCGCTGATCGTAGTCTCCCTCTTGTGGTTGGAATGATCAAAAACAATAAACCCAAAGAACTTAGCATGGAAGAACATTGGCGTAATGAACGCTATGACTTCTTAGACAGCATCGGTGATTCATTAGGCCCAATTATTACTGGACATCATCTGGATGACTGCGTAGAAACATATCTTTGGTCATCAATGCATGGACAGTCTAAGGTAATCCCAGCAAAAAGAAACAATGTTGTACGCCCATTTCTAACTACACGTAAAAGTGAATTTGTTAACTGGTGCGACCGAAAAGCTATTGATTGGTGTCACGATCATAGCAATGATGACACAAAATACATGCGTAACTATGTACGAACACATCTAATGCCACATGCATTACATATTAACCCCGGTTTGAAAACTGTGGTTAAAAAGATTGTAGAAAATCAGCAAAATGTTTGACTTTTCTACGCAAGGCATGTATACTAATTACTTAACAAGGAGAAACTATGAGTAGTAAAATGTTTACCGGTGAGCAAAAAGCTAAACTGGTTCAATTAGTGAATGAAGGAATGGTAGTATTACACGAGATTGATACTCTACGTGAGGGATTATCTGAAACTGTCAAGGCTATCGCAGAAGAACTAGAAGTTAAACCTGGCATTCTTAAGAAGGCAATAACTATCGCACACAAAGCAAGTCTTGGGCAAACAAATGCCGATCATGAAGAACTTAACACTATCTTAGAAACTGTAGGCAAAACACTTTGAGTTATGTGGATGCGGTTCATTCTAGGGATGACGATAGAATTTTTGTAGTTGAACGGGACCAGAACGGAAAGCGTCAATACAAAGAATATCCCACAAACTACGTACTCTACTATCCTGATAATAAGGGTAAGCATCGTAGTATATATGGCGACCCTGTAAGTCGTTTCAGTACACGCAAACGTCAAGAGTTTGAAAAAGAAAAACGTATACATTCAGGTAAGAAATTATTTGAAAGTGATGTACCGGTAACATTTCGTTGCCTTAGTGAAAACTATCTTAAGGCAGATGTTCCTAAACTTCATACTTGCTTCTTTGACATTGAAGTAGACTTTGATCCTGAGAAGGGTTTCAGTCCTACTAGTGACCCATTCAATCCTGTAACTGCTATTTCATTATATTTGGATTGGCAAGATACATTGGTTACATTGGTCATTGCCCCCAAGCATATGTCGCCTGAAACAGCACAAGAAATTTGCAATGAGTTTGAAAACTGTATGCTTTTCACCAATGAGAAGGATATGTTTGATGTTTTCTTTCAACTCATTGAAGATAGTGATGTAATGACTGGCTGGAACAGTGAAGGGTATGACATACCTTACATGGTTAATCGCGTCACACGAGTAATGAGTAAAGATGACACACGCAAGTTTTGCTTGATGGGTCAACTTCCTAAACCCCGCACATATGAACGGTTCGGCAAAGAAGAACAAACATATGACTTGGTTGGTCGTATTCACTTGGACTACTTACAACTCTACAAGAAATATAACTATGAATCCCGTCACAGCTACAAGTTAGATGCGATTGGTGAGATGGAAGTAGGGGAAAACAAAACTCAATATGAAGGTACGCTTGACCAGTTGTATAACAAAGACTTTAAGAAGTTTATTGAATATAATAGGCAAGATACCATGTTGTTGGTGAAAATTCACAACAAACTCAAATTCTTAGAACTAGCTAACCAGCTGGCACATGAGAATACAGTATTACTGCCAACAGTAATGGGTTCTGTAGCTATGATTGAAATGGCTATTTTCAATGAAGCGCATGAACGCGGTTTAGTAGTCCCGGATAAAAAAAGAAGGAATGAAAATGCAGAAGAAACAACTCCAGCGGCAGGTGCCTTCGTTGCTACGCCGAAAAGAGGTATGCACGAATATGTCGGAGCAGTTGACCTTAACTCGCTCTATCCCTCGGTTATTCGTGCCCTCAACATGGCAGGTGAAACCATCATTGGTCAGGTCAGACAGACATTAACTGACAAGTACATGGACGACAAAGGTAAGCAACTTGCTAGCCTTAAAAAACGTTTCAAAGAAGGTGATGAGGACGTTACTGGTGCTATTCTATGGGAAAACTTGTTTAGCGTATTAGAATATACAGCTATTATGAATCAAGAACGCGGCACTATGTTGACATTAGACTATGAAGATGGCAGGTCGGTAGAAATGAGTGCAGCCGAGATTTGGAAGTTGATCTTTGATAGTCACAAGCCTTGGATGCTAAGTGCTAACGGTACAATCTTTACTTACGAAAAAGAGGGTGTTGTTCCAGGACTACTTACTCGCTGGTATAGTGAACGTAAAGAAATGCAAGCCAAAGCTAAATCAGCATATGGCACTGATCAATATGAATATTATGATAAGCGTCAGCTTGTGCGTAAGATTTTGTTGAACTCTGCATATGGCGCACTATTGAACGAACATTGTAGATTCTATGACAAACGTATCGGTCAAAGTGTTACACTAAGCGGTCGTCAAATTGTTAAGCATATGATGAGTACCATCAATGAAACAATCGCAGGTGAATATGCACATGATGGCAATGCTATCGTGTACGGTGATACTGACAGTTGTTACTTTACTGCATATCCTATTCTCAAGTCGCAAATAGCAAACGGTGAATTAGATTGGAATAAAGAAACTTGTATCGGGTTGTATGACAGTATTGCTGACCAAGCTAATGAAAGTTTCCCGTCATTCATGGAACGTGCATTTCATGCTCCAAGAAAGAATGGAGCTATCATCAAAGCTGGTCGTGAATTGATTGGTGATCGTGCTATCTTTATCACAAAGAAACGCTATGCTATCAATATCTTTGATAAGGAAGGTAAGCGTAAGGATAAAGAAGGTAAGATGGGTGATATCAAAGCAATGGGTCTTGACTTGAAACGTGCTGATACTCCTAAGTATATTCAAGAATTCTTGATGGATGTACTACAGATGGTTATTCAACAGGGTAAGGGTCGTGAAGATGTGATTGAACGGGTTAAAGAGTTCAAGCGCATTTTGGGTGCTCAGGACAGTTGGACAAAAGGTTCTCCTAAATCAGTTAATAACTTGACCAAACATACTCTTGTGTTTGAAAAAACTGGTAAGTGTGGTGTTGGTCATGCCCGAGCAGCAATTAACTGGAACTATCTACGCAGAGTATATGGTGATAACTATAGTCAAAAGATTATAGATGGTATGAAAATTGTAGTGTGTAAACTTAAAGACAATGCATTGGGTTTTACTAGTATTGCATATCCAGTTGATGAACTACGATTACCACAGTGGTTCAAAGACTTGCCATTTGATGACTTACTAATGGAATCAACATTGGTAGATGAAAAGATTGATAACTTGATCGGGGTATTAGATTGGGATATCAAGTCAAACATCAATACAAATTCAACATTTGATGACTTATTCACATTCGGTTAAACTGGTGTTGACTATCACATTATATTCCACTATAATACGTGATAGGAACTCCTAAATATTTTAAACAAAGGAAACAAAATGAAAGATTATTTAAAAGACTTAATTGACCATACTCTTGGTCTTGGCACTATTGAACTTATTAAAGTTACTGGTACGGATACTGAAACAGCAATCAATGCTGTAGCAGAGAATAAAAGCGTTATCATCAGTGGTATATTCAAAGATCCAATTGCCGACTTTATCGGTGTATTTGGTATGCCTAACTTGAACAAACTCAAAACAATTATTGGGTTTGATGATTATGATGAAAAATCTAAAATCAATGTTATTAGAACTCAGCGTGATGGTGTAGATGTTCCGTCTACTATTCATTTTGAAACAAAGACTGGTGACTTCATTAACGATTATCGTCTTATGCTTAAAAGCGTAGTTGATGAAAAAGTTAAGAGTGTATCATTCAAGGGTGCTAAGTGGAATGTTGAATTTGAACCCACAGTGGCTGGTATTCAACGTCTAAAGAAACAATCACAGGCTAATAGCGAAGAAGAACATTTTATATTCAAAACTGATGGCAGTGATTTGAAAGTATACTTTGGTGATGCATCAACTCACAGTGGTAACTTTGTATTCAATACGCCAGTTACTGGAACACTAGCTGGCACACATCGTTGGCCCGTTAAAGAATTCTTGGCTATCATGGACTTAGTTGGTGACAAGAAAGTTAAGATTAGCGAACAAGGTGCGACTGAAATTACAGTTGATAGTGGTATCGCAACTTATGTTTACTTACTTCCAGCAAATAAGAAATGATAACAAGTATTACTAGTATAGGTAAATATGTAGAGGTAAACTACAGTACGGGGTCCAATCACATTGTTAACCAAAGCGGAGCACAAGGTGTAGGCAATCTAAGATTCAATACTAATACTCAAACTATGGAAGTGTATGATGGTAATATGTGGCGTCCACTTAATGTGAACAATCCTAGGTTAGGATTGACACCTTATGCAGAAGAATTGCTTGATTGGGCAGAAAAAAAAATGAGAGAAGAACTTGAATTAAAAGCACTAGCCGAAACTAATTCTACTATCAAAGACTTGATAGATACTATTATGCAAAAGCAAGAACAACTAGAAATGGTTAAAATCTTGATTAAGAAAGAAGTAACCGTTTGAAACAAGATAATCTATCAGCAAAACATAACCCAGAGTGGGCATTGTTTTTACCCGCAGTCAGTAGTTTTTATATTGCTGGCTTGGGTAAGCAACGCAAGGGTCAGAATTATTTTGACCAAGCACGTATCCCTGCCAGTTTTAATGGTGATGTTGAAAAATTAAACTTTCTTAATAGTCGTGAAGGTCTTTACTATTACAAGTGGGGACTATACAGTGCTGGTCATGCTAACTTAGATACTACAGTTGATGATCCAAGTGAATCAATCATTCGTGAACGTGAAGAAGGTACCTTCATGTTGGGTGACAGTGGTGGATTTCAGATATTAAAAGGTCAATGGCCAGCTGATTGGAAGGATCCTAACTGCCCACGTGCTATGAAGAAACGCAAAGCAGTATTGGCATGGATGGACAAATACATGGATTATGGTATGTGTTTAGATATCCCAAGTCAATCACTAACTACGTTCGGCATGAAAGATAAGAATGGTAATAGCTTGCATGGTATCAGTACTATTGAAGAAGCAATATCTGCTACACATATTAATAACGAATACTTTCTAAATAACCGTTCAGGGAAATGCAAGTTCTTAAATGTATTGCAGGGTCGTAATCATACTCAAAGTGATGATTGGTATGAAGAAATGAAAAAGTATTGTGATCCAAACATCTATCCTGATAATCATTTCAATGGTTGGGCGTTCGGTGGACAAAACAAAATTGATATTCATTTGATGTTGCGTAGATTAGTTGGTATCATCCATGATGGATTATTACGTGAAGATAAGCATGATTTGATTCACTGTTTGGGAACAAGTATTTTAGAGTATGCTGTATTGTTTACTGATATACAAAAAGCAATACGTAAGTATCACAATCCCAAACTACAAATTACGTTTGATTGTGCTAGTCCATTCTTTAGTGCTGCTAAAGGTCTTGCTTATTTCAATACAAACATTGAGCATAATAAAAAGTGGTCATATAGTATGGAAAAGACTGCGGAGAAGAAAAGTTATGCTAGTGATACTCGCAAGTATCGTGATGCTGTATTAGCAGACGGGATACATAAATTGTTTACCGATAGTCCAGTAACCGATGCATTAGTTATGAAAGATATGTGTTATCGTGGAGTAGGTTTTCTAGGACAGCACGGTAAAGAAACCAAAACAAGTTGGGATACATTAAGTTATACATTGATTCAAAGTCACAATGTTTGGATGCATATGAATGCAGTACAAGAGGCAAATCGTCAGTATGAACAAGGGGTAGTTCCAAAGATGTTAGTGCATAAGTTTGAGGGTGATAGATTTTTCACAACATTAGTTGATGAAATCTTTAGTAAGAAAACCAAACAAGAATCATTAGATTTGATTGATTATCATAGTAGTTATTGGAAACAATTTCAATCAGGTAGCCAAGGTATTAGCGGAAAGAAAACTGAAAATGCTATGACTATGTTTAATGAATTGTTTTCAATAGATGAAGAATCAGAGGAAGAAATAGAAGATAGCGATGACGCTATGTCATTAGTTTTGGAGTAATAATATGTATAGAGAACGAATTGCAAGATTAGAACAACAACTCAAGGACCTTGATAAGAAAATCTTATTAGCGGAATCGGACACAAAGTTTGATAAAGATACCCTTAAAGATATGACAATAAGCAGACTTGATGTATACTCTACATTAAGAAAATATGAACATCTTCAATGGATTGAAGATCATGAACGTATTGACTTTGAGGATGATAGATAATGAACCAGCAAGAACAAGCAACAATTGAAAAACGTCAACGGATTAAAGATAAAGCAATTCGCACAATCTTTGTGCGTTTTCAAAAAGAAGGTATTCATAAGTACCCAGCAGCAGCAACAGACCCGGCACTTGCTACAGGTGATGAGTATGATGTTAGCTTTTTAGCAACTTTGCATCGTCACATATTTCATTTTGAAGTGACGATTGAAGTATTTCACACCAACCGGGATATTGAGTTTATTCAATTCAAACGATGGTTAGAGAAGCAATATTCTCAAAACATTCTTGCATTGGATTACAAAAGTTGTGAAATGATGGCTGATGACCTTTATGAGGTTATTGCAACTCGGTATCCAGATCGTAATATCATTATTAGTGTCTCTGAGGACAATGAGAATGGTGCTACGATTTCTTATAATAAAACTCAACCTTTAACCAACCTCGCTATTTAAAAGGAATATATAATGGCAAAACAAACTTTTCAATCAAACCCGCGTGTAACTCAAATCTTTGAGGACCTAGAAAACTATCTAGGATTTTGTGTGGATTTTGGTTACAAGTACAACGAAGCAGAACTTTACGATCAACGTAGTTATGTCTATCGTCAATATACAAAATACGCAACTGGTAAAGTTGCGAGAGATCAGTGGCAAGAAAACGCTCGTCCATAATGCGTAAACTCTATTACATGGGGCTTGAGCCCTACAAAGCAAGGTATACTCTACAATTACAAGACTGGAATACTAGTGTCTTTGATCGTAGAGGCATCAACTATGTTGTAGTACCCGGCGAAACACTAGGTAATGACCAAGCAATTGTAACAGGTCAAGTATTAGATGCCCATGGACGCACATACTTCGGTATGAGTCAATTGATGAACTTGATCCGTATGATGAAAGCAGGAGAACTAAACAATGAAGATGTTATCTACTTTGAAGATATGTTTCAGCCAGGCTTGGAGTCTTTACCCTATATTCTTCAGCAGATCGACCCGACTCTCAGGCCTCGGATTTATGTTCGTTGTCTTGCTCAGTCCATTGATCCTGATGATTTTGTTCATGTTTGGGGCATGTCTAAGTGGATGGGACATTATGAAAAAATGTTGGACTCGTTCGTAGATGGTATACTTGCTACTAATGAAGAAATGGTAATGCACATGAAGATTGCAGGGTGGACTAGTCCCATCTACAATATCAGTGGATTAGCATTCGGCAAGGCAGAAGTACAAAGTCGTGTTACTCATATTAAACCATTTGCTGATCGTAAATACCGTGTAGTATTCTCTGCACGTTGGGATCAAGAGAAGCAGCCCGATTTTTATATGGATTTGATAGAAGCATGGCATGCTCAATCTGGATTGGAAGAGGTTGAATTCTGTGTGTGTAGTGGAGGATGGCTTAAGTCAAATAGCGAAAGCTATATGCAACGAACCCGTGAAATGGTAGCAGCAGGTAAACTTAAAGTTTACGCAAACTTAGAAAAAAATGATTACTATAATATCGTTAATGATAGTCGTGTTGTGTTTAATTGCGCCCTTCAAGATTGGGTTTCCAATACAGTCAGTGAAGCAGATGCTCTAGGATGTAATGTGCTGTATCCTGCTTATCGTAGTTTTCCTGAAACTTTTTCTAATGACCATACCAGACTTTATGTTCCTTGGAGTATAGAGGATGCTATGGATAAGTTAGAAGCGTTATTGGATTTCCCTCACCCAAGAATAGGAGAGATTAGTGACTACAATAATGGTACAATTGATCGTATCATTGATATTTTAGAAGGTGGTGGACAGAGTATGTTGAGAATGTCCACTGATTATAGAAAACATACCCGCGAATCAAAATATTAAGGAGAAAATTATGAACGCACATGCAGATATTAAAACACAATTGGCAGCATACGAAGCCGAACATGAAAAGTTTGAAAAAGGTAATGCAGCAGCAGGAACTCGTGCCCGTAAAGCATTGGGTGAACTAGCTAAAGCAGTTAAAGCTCGCCGTAACGAAATCACCGCAGAAAAAGCAGCAAGAAAAGAAGCTAAGGCTTAAAGTGAAAACACAACAAGAAATTTGGGAATCATTTGCAAAACCTTTGTTCCCTCACCTCAATGAACATCAGTTGGCTGAATTAAAGATTGAGGCTGTAATGGATTGGGGTCTTGGTATTGACACCGATTTGAGTGTCATATACGACAAGTACGTAATGATGAAGAATTTAATGGATGTAACGTACTAAAGATAAATAATAATGTAAGCTACACAACGGTATCTTACATTTCAAAACACAAACCATCACAAAGGAAGGTTATCTATGAGTTATAATAAACAAAAAACAGATCCAGAGTTGGGTCAAAAAGTACACGAACATTTGGTTAAGATGGGAGTTGAAACTCCTACAAATCCAAACAACTACGACCGTAAAGAAAAAATAGACCACATTGAAGCGCACTTTGCACATATTATGCGTATCTTAGGTCTTGACTTGGCAGACGATAGTTTAATAGATACACCAAAGCGTGTTGCTAAGATGTATGTCAACGAAATATTTTGGGGTCTTGATTATGAAGCATTCCCAAAATGTACAGCAGTTGATAACAAGATGAAATACAATGAGATGGTGTGCGAACGCAATATCAATGTACAAAGTAATTGTGAACATCACTTTGTAGTTATTGATGGTCTTGCAACTGTTGCTTATGTTCCCAATCAGAAAGTGCTTGGATTGAGTAAAATCAATCGTATAGTAGAATACTTTAGCAAGCGTCCACAAATACAAGAAAGATTGACTGAACAAGTATTTCACACCTTACAATATATTCTTGATACAGAAGATGTGGCAGTAATGATTGATGCAAAACATTACTGTGTTGCGTCAAGGGGAGTTGAGGATACAGGTAGTAGTACTGTTACAAGTAAGCTAGGTGGAGGATTCAAAAGTGACCCAGCAGCTAGAGCAGAATTCTATCAATTAGCACGGGGACGATAATGAATTGGTTTAACTTAGAATATCTAGTGTACGGCATTGCTATTGGGTATTTTCTCAATCCACTACTAGCATCATTTATGGCAATATTCACTAATGCTTGGCGTAATACAAATAGTATCTGCACTGGAAATTGTAATCAAGGTCGTAACTGCACCTGCGGAGGAAAAAATGGGATTTCGTAAACCAATGGACTATTCTAGTGTACATCATCAAATTTATATGGCTGGTGTAGAAATGCATTCTGGTCATAATGACGGATACACTACTTGGGAAATCAAAAAAGATTTACATCGTATCAAATGGTTAGTAGATGAAATCATGGCTGATTCACCTACTTACGCCGAAGAAAAAGAATTCTTAGATGAACATTCTAAAGTAAAGATGTGGAGAACATTAAAAAAATGATATTCAACAAGATCAAAGAACTAAAAGACAAAGGTCTTAAAATTGGAATCACTTTTAGCCAGTTTGATTTACTTCACGCCGGGCATATTGCTATGCTTAGTCAAGCTAAAAATCACTGTGATTATCTTATTGCTGGATTACAAAACAATGCACAATGGGATCGTCCTGAAAAAAATGCACCCATTCAAAGTATTGTTGAAAGACAGATTAGTTTAAGTGCAGTGAGATTTGTAGATGAAATTGTAGTCTACAACACAGAAAAGGATTTGGAAGATATTCTACTTACATTGCCCATTGATGTACGTATTTTGGGTGTAGAATACAAAGACAAAGATTTTACTGGTTATGGAATATGTCAACAGCGTAATATTGAATTAGTGTTCAATGGGCGTGATCACAGTTTCAGTAGTTCAAGTTTGCGTAAAAGAGTAGTTGAAGCAGAACACAATAAAGGAAAATAAAATGTCACAAAGAATATTAATTATGGGTTTACCCGGAGCAGGTAAAACATTCCTAGCTACAGCATTGAAAAAGTATATTGAAGACAATTCAAATATTAAAAACTTTCCAATGAATCGTGCTATTAACATGGAACATATGCCATCTAGATACAAATGTACTGTAGATTGGTTCAATGCTGATGAGATTCGTAAACAATATAATGATTGGGATTTCAGTAAAGAAGGTCGTATTCGTCAATCATTGCGTATGGCCGAGTTTGCATTCAAATGTTCTAGTGACTATGTTATATGTGACTTTGTTGCACCATTGGTTGAAATGCGTAACAACTTCAAAGCAGATTGGACTATCTGGGTAGACACTATTGACCAAGGTCGGTATGAAGATACAAACAAAGCATTCATTCCTCCAGAAGTATATGATTTCCGTGTTATAGAACAGAACTGTGATAAGTGGGCAGAGTTTATTGGACAACATATACTAGACAATCAACGTAGACCAGTCTTTGATTGGAAGAAAGAAACTGTTCAAATGTTAGGTCGTTGGCAACCATGGCATGCTGGGCATCGTGCATTGTTTGAACGTCTACTAGCAAAG